ATTGCCGAGCGTGATGTCTGTCGGTGCTTCGACTGACAGTGCTGTTGGGTACAGTCCGAGTTCTGTGACTTGCGATGCAGCTTCGATGAGTTGCTTGCAGAGTTCAGTCGCGGAGATTGTTTCCTCTTTCGCTGCTGCGGCTTCTTCTGCGGCGGTGTTCGCCGATGATGCAGCCGAAGACGCTGCTGCTGCTTGTGTCGCTGCGTTGCCGGCGGCAGTGTTCGCGCTGTTCGCGCTGTTCAGAGCCGTTGTTGCAGCTTCATTCGCCGATGCAGCCGCCGAGAGTGCTTCGTCTGCTGAAACGACACAAAACCACCATGACGTATCAGTGACCGCATGACCGATGTTGTCGTCTTTCAACGAGAGATAAGCACCGTTGTTCTTGCGAACGAGGTCGAGACGCTCATACGATGTCTTTTCATCGAACGAGCCGCGCGGCGTGATGCCGACTTTTCCTAAATCGATAGAGCTTAATTGTGACATATTGTTATCTGTAATTAAATTGTAAATGACCGGTCTCTTCGTTCAACTCGAACTGCTCTGCTGCGATTTCGTCTTGATAACTCATCGTGAGCTGCATATCATCGTCAACATAGAACGAGGGATAAAGAACACCGCCTTTCGCAAGAACGCCGGTATCGACATACTCGCCTGCTGTTTCGTCCCACTCCCACCAATTACCATTGTCGCCCATTTTCGGCGGATTGTCAGCTTGCTCTTTCGCGCGTGCAGCTTGCTTGTCGGCTTCCGTTGCAGAGCTGTCGGCTTTCGAAGCTGCTGTGTTCGCTGACGCTGCTGCTGCGATAGCCGCTTCTTTCTCCGCTTTGATGTCAACAATCGAAGCGTCAACTCTGTCAGCCGCTTTGTTCGCTGCGTCAGTTGCCGTCTTTGCAGAAGCCGTTGCAGCATCAGCGTTCTTCGTTGCTGTGTCTGCGTTCGATGTAGCTGTCTTTGCTGCATCAGTCGCGGCATTCGCGTTCGCTGTCGCCGTGTTCGCTTTTTCAGTCGCGGCATTCGCGTTCGCTGTCGCCGTGTTCGCTTTTTCAGTCGCTGTGTTCGCATCTGATGTCGCTGTTTTAGCTGATGCGATAGCTTCTTCAACGCCGTTTTTGAGTGCAGTAATCGTTGATGCGATGTACTGCAATGACACTTTCACACTTCTGTTCAACGCGTCAACGCCGATAGTCCAAAGACCGCTGAACTCTGACGATGACTGCAACTGTGATATTTTCTTCCTAATTACGCCCATATCGTTATATTAAATTGATTTCAACATCTTCTTCGTCTGTCTCCGTGATGACAATCTCGTTGTCTTCTGTCGCGAGACAAAAGTAATTGCCGAGTGGTCTCATGTTCATGAACGTGAGTGTCACTGTGAACTCGCACCATACGCAACCATCGCGGCGAATGTCGAACTTCGTCACGCTGTTCGACTTGTAGAAACATTCATACGTCTCGACCGGACTGTCAGTATAAAGTTTGTGCTGCTCCGGCTTGATGAGCTGCGCCCAAAACGAATTCCAACGTTGCCAAAAGTCGCTGATGCTCGTTGCGTGAATGAGCAACTTCAAACCAACGTCTTTCGTCTTGTATTTCACTTCGTCATCATCGTATATGACACCGCTCGATGCTTTCGATGTGACTGTCAGATTGCTTCTCACGTTCGGAGCTTTCTCGATGTTGTCGTCAGTGCCGTCAAGCACATAGATTCCGAAGAGAGAGAAGTCGATGTCGTCAAGCTCGTAACCGCTTTGGCGAAAGTCTGACGGTGCCGAAGCGAACGGTTTTTCTGTCAGTACGTTGATGAACGAATCCATGTCTTCTGAAATCTCGTCACTGTCTTCTGCGAGTGGCGGAAAGTCATCAGCGAACGATGCTGTGATTTTGCCGAGATTCACGAGACGAGAACGAGCCGTGTTGCTGACAAGTCGCAACTTGTAAGACTTTGAGAGTTCTGTGAATGTGAAGACGTGATAAGCCTTGTCAGACAACATTTCAAACAGATTGCTTGCGAGGTCGATGTTGATGACGCAAAACTGCATCGCGAATGACTTCGTGTCGAGTTTCGGGTCAGACAAATCGGTCTCCGCGCCGTCATACTCTTCCCACTCTGTCGAAGTGAGAGACTTGAACGCCGGCATCTGAATGAGTGCTTTATATCCGTACTGCTCAACGAAAACGCCGTACTCTGTATAAGCATCTTTGCCGTCAATGAGAAGTTTATTTGTCATCTTCATAATGCTCTGCTGTGTCCGTAGGTTGATATACTGATGTTCGAATGCTTGTCTCTGTCAATCTCTGTCTTGACGACCGCAAAGCCCGATGCGTTGATTGTTGCTTTCGCGCCGTGCATGACAAAGACACGATAAAGCTGCGTTTCACTGAAACGAATTGTCGCGCGAGTGTCGCCGATAAGAAACACGTTGCGCGGCTGCGGTTCAATCAGTCCGAACTCTCCTGCATCGATGTACACGCCGAATCTCGAAGTGTCGTACTTCTTGAACTTTCTCAACTGCGAAAGTGAGGGAAAACCGAACTGTGTCATGAATTCGATTCCTCTCGGTGAGAACATCATCTTCACGAGTTCTTCGAGCGTCTCGCGTCCGGTGAACATCTTGCAGTCGTTCAGAGCTGCGGCGAACTGAATGTCGCCGCGCTGCTCCGCTTCTTGCGCTGCTCTTGACTTTGCTTCGAGCCACGCTTTATGAATAGATTTGACGAGAGTTTCCATACTTTGTGATGATTATTAAGTTTTTACTCTGATACCTTTCGATGAAATGTCATCAAGCGTTTCTCTGACACGCTTCACGCTCGTGTTCATCGTGTCGAGCTTGTCATTCGTTGTCGAAGTGTTCTGCTCGATGCCGGTCAAGCGTTCGAGCATCAGATTCGATGTCTTGTTAAGCTCTGTCACGCCTTGAACGAGCGTGTATGTATGTCCTTGAATCGTTGTCAGACGAGCGTTGTTCTCGTCAACACTGTCTTGCGATGCTGTCGCGATGCCCTTTGACGATGCTTCTCTGCTTGCGTCATCATCGAACCACTTGCCGAGAGACGATGAGAGACCCTGCCACACGGTCGAGAACTCTTCACCGACTGCGTTGATGTCGTATGCGAGCGAATCAGCACTCTCGATGACTGCGTTGATGCCCTTGAACGTGCCGTCAGAGCCGAACCATGAAGACTTGTACTTGTCGAAGACTTTGCCGATTGCAGGTTCGAGATACTGTGTCACGAGCATCTTCTTCACGATGTCAGAGACTAAATCGTTCACTGTGTCCGCCCATGCTTCCATTGCGTCTTCACCTTGCGCGACTGCATCGAAGAAAGCATCGCCGAGTGTCGATGCGAGGTCTTCGGCTGTCGTTCCGATGATGTCTTCGACCATGTCGTTGATGAGCGTTGCCATTTCTTCTGCAAGCTCCGCAAGCTCGTTCTTGTAGTCTTGAACTTTGTCGCTGTCAGTCTTCTTCTTCGATTCTTCCAAATCGAGCTGCTTCTGAACGAGCAACTGTTGTTCTGCGAGATTTTCAAGCTGCTTGCGTGATTCATCGTACTTCTGCGAGCCGAGAGCCTTGTCTGCTGTGTACGACACTTGCGCGTATGTGTCTGCGATTTTCTCGATAGTCTTCTGATAGATTTCAGCCGAGTAACGAGCTTTCGCAAAGTAACGCGCCCAAATGCTTGACTGCGATGTCACGTTGTGCAAGTTCAAGACTTCGTTCGTGACTTGCGCATATATCGATTTGAGCTTTTCGAGTGCGTTGCCGGTGTTCTCCTGCAAGCGCACTGCGTCAGCGTTGTCGAGTTCCCATTGCAGTTGGTCGATTCTCGATTGCAGCTTCTCAATCTCTTTCTCTTTCGAATCATCGTTGTTGAAGAGATTCGCGATTGCTGTCGCGATTTGCAGAGCCGCCGAGATGACTGTCAAGATGACTGATGCTTTCTCGACTGTCGAGATTGATGTCGCTGTCGCTTTTGCTGTCGATTCTGTCGCGCTTCCCATCGCGTCAACTGTCTGCGTCATGCCTTTTGCGACTGACTTGCCAACATCGCCGATTGAGCTGATGACTTCTGATGCAGCATCGAGAACTTCATCGATGCAGTCGAGAGCTTTGCCCATGCCGTCAGCGATGTCGTCAGAGAAGACCGCTGCGAGATTCTTTGCCTTGCCGCCGAGGTCTGTGACAACACTTCCGGCTGACTTCAACTGCGTTGCGAACTTCTTGTAAGAGTTCGTCACGTTGTTACGAGCTTTCAGCACGTTCTTCTCTGCTTTCTGACCGCGATTTTCAGCGTTCACGAGAGAGACTTCTGCTGCTGACAAGCGTTCTGTCGCTGCTGCTGCTTGTTCGCTGTTCGCTGCAAGTTGTCCGTTGTCAATCTGCTCTTGAATCGTCTGCTGCTCTGTGAGAGCTTCGTTATACTCGTCTTGCGCTTCTTTGAGTGCTGTCTGTGAATCTGCGAACTCTTGCAGAGCTGTCACAAGCTCTGTCTTCGATGTCGCGATGTCAGTGAATGACTTGTGAAATGCTGCGAACGGATTGCGCGATGCAATCTCGTCTTCCATTTGCTTGATTGCGTCTTGAAAGTCTTTGATTTCTGTCACACTCAAAGAGCCGCGCATCTGCTCGAACTTCGACTTAATCATGTCGAGATTGTATGTGATTGTGTCTGTCGATTGATTCGACAAATCGCCGAAGACACTCTCCCAATCGATGCTTGTCTTGAAGTCGCCCATTGTGAGCTGCGATTCTGCATCGTTGTACTGCTGTAAGATGTTATCCATGACGCGCTGACGGTCGAGACCTTGAATCTCTTCGGGTATCGAGTTAATCGCTTTCGTGTACTTCACCCACAACTGCTGAATCTTCTGCTCTGTCGTGCCGAACTCGTTGACGAATGATTCATACTGCTTGTCTTGCGCTTCTCGTATCAGACGGCTTGTCTGCGAATCGAGCGAGTTGAGCATATCGCGAGTTGCTTTGCCGGCTTCCGTGAGCGTGTCATCTGCTGCCGATTGAAGAGAATCGAGCGAAACGCCGAGAAGCTGCTTGATGTAGTCATCTGTTGACTTCTGACCGTCCGAAGATGCCGCCCAACCGGTCTCTGTCGCTCCGTCTTTCGTCATATACACGTCATGCGCCGCTTGCTTTTGAGCTGCCGCGAGCTGATTCACACTCTCGATGATTGCGTCTTTGCGCTTCGATGCGTTGTTTCTGATTTGAGTTATCTCTTTGCCGAGACCGTCTGCAAGACTGTCGATGATTTCTTCTGTGACTGATGCGTTCGCGTCTTTGATGTACTTCTTCATCTGTTCTGCGAACGAATCGATAATCTTCTTCTGTTCGAGAGCTGCTTTTGCAGAGTCAGACTTCGTGCTGCTGCCGCTCTTCGATGTTGTCGGGTCTGTGAAGCCGCCGAGATTCGATGTCTGTCTGATTGATTGTGCATCGTTCATCGCGTCTTCGTATGCTTTCAGATAGCGGTCAACTTCTGCTTGTGCTGCGTCTTGTGCTTCTTTGTCTGCGTTCTTGTCTCCGGCTGCTGTCTGATACCAATGATGATATTTGCCGGCTTTCACGTTATCTTGAACTTCGAGCAAATTGATGTATGCTTCAACGTACTTGTTCAAGTATGCTTGTGCGAGAGCTTCTTTTTCGAGAGCTTTGCAGTACGATTCACCTTTCGTTGCGAGAGTGTCTTTCCACTCTGCAAGCGTCTTGTGATAACCCATTTGCTCGCCGTACTTCGAGTTCAAATCTTTGATGAGAGACGCTTCTTGCTGCTGTGTGCCGTTGAAGCTCTCGATGCGAGACTGATATGCTTTCAGTTCGCCCGATGCTTGCGCATACGCTTTGCGAGAATCTTTCAAGAACTCTTGATGTTCTTTGAGTTGCTCGTCAGTTTTCGCGGCACTGCTCTTGAAGAGCTGAAAGACACCGATGAGAGCCGAGATTCCGGCGAGAATCCACCCGAATACCGGAATCGACTTGATTGCAGCTCCGACCATACGAAACGCACCTGCAAGACCGATGTTCGCGACTGTTCCTGCTCCGGCTGCTGTCGCGTTCGCTGCTGTCGCTGCTGTGTCAACGCCCTCTGCGGCGGCTGCTGTTCCCGATGCTGCTGCTTTCGCTTTCTTTGCTGCTGCTTCGGCTGTCGATGCTTCTGCGTTGAGAATCGTTGCATCTGCATCGGCTTCTGTCGCTGCTGCTGATGCGACTGATGCAGTCGTGCCGGCGACTGTTGCCGCTGTCTCTGCGACTTGTTCGCCGCGACCGACTGCGAGAAGCTCGTTCCAATACTTCTTCAAGCCGTTCAACGTTACGAGCGTGAACGCGCTGTCTTTGTTGAGTGTCTGCTGAACTTGTTGAAGACCGATTGTGATGCTCATCAGCGATTGAACTTTCAACATGATTTGTTGCAGTTCTTCGTTCTCGCCGGCGAACAAGCCGACTGCTCCTTGCGCTGCGGAGAATGCACCTGCAACGCCGGAAAGTCCCGAAATAACGCCTGCAAACTGATTCTCATCGTTAGCGAATACAGAGCCGGCGGTCTGAATGTCACCTCTGATGTCTTTGAGACGACCGAGTTCTTCGATGATTTCACGA